GCGTAGTTATAGGTGGCTCTCTCAATGTACCAAGTGGCGGAAATGCAATTACTCCCGCCACCGGTGCCGATTTTACATTTGCTAAAGTAGCCACTACAAGTGGCACTGTTCTAACGACCGCGATGGGTACACGCCTGGCGACTGACGGCGTAACGCTGAAGAGTGACGGCACAGGTCTTAATGATTTTCTAAATGATAATGGAAGTTACTCGGTACCTAATACCATATATACCAATAACGGAACTGTTTCTTCGAATAGAGTGGTTGAAATACCTTCTGACCGTAATCTGAGTATGCTAGCCTTTAACAATACTGGTCACTCAAATTCTATTAGAGAAGCCCAGCTTGTTTTAAAATCTGACTTGTTCCTGATTCTGTGTAAGGTGCTTGATGGGGCAGGGAATACCGTTAGCTTTGAAGGGATTGAGCTTACCGCGTCAGGAATGCTGGTAACCGACAGTACCTTGGGAAAAGGTCTCGTCTACGCTGCTGATTACTCGGCTAACTTCACAGTCAGGTCTTTGGTTGACAAAGAGTATGTCGACACAAATAGTGTGCAAAGTATTACCGGCGGAACTAATATCAATGTCGCCGGTACGACAACTATACCAATCGTAAATCTAGACGCTGCTATTACAGGCACTTCTGTAAATGGCGTTACGTTAACGACTGCAGGTTCAGGAGGAGTAAATTATCTCGATGATAATGGAGACTATTCTGTTCCCCCTGGAGTCCAAAGTATTACTGGTGGAACAAATATCAATGTGAGCGGCACAGCAACTGTACCAGTAGTTAATCTAGATGCCGCTATTACAGGCACTTCTGTTAATGGCGTTACGTTGACGACGGCAGGCATTGCGACAGACTTTTTAAACGCAACAGGGGCATATAGTGCGCCTGCCACTATATTTAACACCAGTGGTGATGCTACTGCGACAAGAGTCATTTCTTTCCCTCAGCAACGAATGATCAGTTTCAATTGCTTTGACATTGACAATTTTTTAAATTCCAATACTGAGGGTTTTTTACAAGCAGAACATGATGACGTAAGAATCGGTCGCTTAACGCTTGATGGCGCAGGCGCCATTACCGGCAGTTCAACAATTATCATCAATACATCAGGAATGACTATTGTTGATACTGTGGGGTCTAAAGGTTTAGTCTATGCAAGCGACTATTCTGCCAGCTTCACAGTCAGGTCTTTGGTTGACAAAGAGTATGTTGACACATCAACCGTCCAAAGTATTACCGGAGGCACCAATATCAATGTCACCGGCACAGCAACAGTGCCCGTGGTCAATCTAGATGCTGCTATTACAGGCACTTCTGTTAACGGCGTTACGTTGACGACTGGGGGTAGCTCTACTGATTTTTTGAATGGTACTGGAGCGTACACCAGCCCTGCTAACATATTTAACAGCAGTGGAATTCTCACCTCTTCAAGAGAGGTTCAGGGACTTGATAGCGATTCACTCACTGTGACCTCCTATAACGCAGCGAGCATCCCATCGGCTACATCAAGGGGCCGGTTTGACGTTGCCAGTTCAACAATGAACTTCGCCTTGGACGTGCTTGATACCGGTACCCCCACATCCAGCCAGAGCTTAATAATTACCTCCTCTGGCATGCTAGTTACGGACAGTACGAATCAGAAAGGTCTGTTTTACAATGCGGACTATTCAGCAAATTTCGTCGATAGATCCCTCATTGACAAAGGATATTCAGACTCAGGGTTCTTGGCTAGAAGCGAGTCAGGCGCGGCAAATTTAACATCAAGTGGCAAGCCGATATTGGCTGTTACTGATAGTTCTGCGCTGCGTACTGTAACGATAGCCATTGCTGATATTGAAGAAGGACGGACTTTCATAGTAAAGGATGAAGGTGGCTTGGCCGGCACAAACAATATCACCATCACCACTCCCACGATTTCAGTAACAAGCGTTGCCTCTGGTACATCGGGCTCCGATTTCATTACCAGTGCTGCACATGGCTATTCTATCGGTCAAGTCATAATCCATACTAGCTTTGCTGATGGGGACTACAATGGAAAATTCACTGTAACCGATATTGTTAACGCAACTCGATACGAAGTAGCAGCGATAACATTTGTAGCAACAGGCACCGGCACTTCGAGTGTCGCCATTGATGGTCAGGCTAGCTTTCTAATTACTGGAAATTATGGTTCGCGGGAATTCTACTGTACCGATAATCAAGTCTTCAGCAAAGATGGTGGAGGTGGTACGCCTCTCGAAGAACGCAACTCCACCACTGGAATACTTGAGGGATTGGTGCTTTCATCTGTTGATGCAGACACGCTTGGCATCACTTCTGGAAAAGGTCAAATAGTTAACAGCGATGACCCGATAAATCCTACAATTACGCAAATGGTTTTTGCTGGTGATTCTGCTTATGATATTGTCAGCACGGTTGATGACGTATACGTGATGGCGCTTGATGGGGACGGCGTTATTTCTGAGATAGAACTTGGTAATCTAACAAGTGCGGATTTCCATGAGCTTGTGTTATTTGGGTCATTCGTTATTGCTGCTGGAAATATTGTTCGCGTACTGGATGAGCCTGTTAATTTGGCTTATGGGGGCGGAGTTACTGCGGCAGACTTGGCAGAAATCATAGGGCCAGCCAATGTACGTGGAAATGCTATGTCCGCTAACGGGGCCAATCTAAGTCTCGACAACCCTGGCGGCACTACTTTTAACGTAGGTGAGAATTTCCGTCAAGACACCAACAACCCCAGCCATAGAATCCTCGCTCTGGATACTTTAATTGGATTTCGGCGCAGTTATCGTGGTCCAGGCGGTACATTTTTGCTCGACGCAGGTGGTGCTACGTTCACCACTCTAGATCCTAGCCGATGGGATGATGGATCAGGTACGCTGCAAACGGTATCTGCCAACAGGTGGACAGTTCAGGTTGTCTATATCGCGCCAAATGGTTTATATACGATTGCTTTTGGTCAATTTGAGTACTCAAACTTAGATGACGCGGTCACTGCTGTTAATGATGGGACGCTTGTTTTCGAGGAAGTGGTTGCGTTTCAGAAGCAGGTTCTCAAAACATATGTTGTCATGAAGATAGGCTCAACATCGCTGCTGAACTTAACTGATACAGCTATAATACAAGCATCCAAATACAGACCCGGAGGCGCATAGATAATGCCTACATGCGTCAAAATTCGTCGTAAGAAACGCCAGCCGTGCATAGGTGATATGAATGAAATTATCACTTTGCAGGGGCGCACGCTTACGCCACCCACATCAGGTGTTGATGCGACTGAAGAATTTACCGATAGCAACCCAGATGTGTGGGCGTTAATCGAGACAGTTAGCGGCGAAACAATGTTTGATGATACAGGGACAGAACGTGATGTTACTCACATGTTTGTTATCCGTTTTATAACTGGTATTAGTTCAGAAACATGGATTTTGTTCAATAATGAGCGATTAGATATTCTTTCTGTTGAAGATTTGGATGGAAGGCAGGAATTTTTAAAGTTGAGAGCTTCTAATCGTGGCATTGAGACTAACGAGGCCAACCGTGCTTAGTGTCATATCGTCTCAAGGCAATGTATCTGTATTCAGGCAGATTGATGAAATCGAAGAGCGGACTAAGCGTGGTATTCGTCAAGGTTTTTTCAGTCTCGGTAATGACCTTGTTAGAACTCTCAGAAAACAGGTGCTGGAGAAAAACAAGCGTGGACGCACTTATATTCGTAAAGATCGAGCAGGACGTCGGCGAAGACATGTAGCATCGGGACCAGGCCAAACGCCTGCTAATCGCACTGGCACTTATAGAAAGAATGCAGGTTATCAACTGCGCGGTTCTGAGCAGCTAGAATTTGGTATCCGTGAGGGTTCGCCTTATGCCAAATTTTTGGAAGAGGGCACAAAGAAAATGGCACCTCGACCTGGACTTGGCAATTCCGTAAGAGCGAATCAAAGAAATGCTAGGACGGACTTTGAAAGTTCGATTGAACGGGAGCTTAATGCAAGATGAAAGCCTCTGACGCTATCATTCAATTACAGGCGGTATTGCCAACGGTTACTGATGACTTTAGTACGCAAATAGCACTTACAAGCGTAACACCCGCTGGGACGACTGCGACAGCTACAACAGCGACTACTCATTCTTTTATTGTAGGCAGTGTGGTTAATATTTCTGGCACACTAGCACCGGTTGTAATCGATAGTATTACCCGTAGTGAAACTGTAGCCACGGCCACTACAGCAACTCCACATGATATTACCGAAGGGTTTCAGGATAGTGTAACGATTAGTGGCGCCAATGAGTCCGAATTTAATGGTACGTTTCCATTGGTTTCATCAATAAATCGACAGACATTTGCATTCACAGTGCCAGATTCAGGCGCCACGGTGGGTACAGGGTCCATGCTATTGGAAGATCCACCCACTCCTTTTGGCTATAACGGACTTAAGACGATTACCGCCGTCCCTGCGGCCAATCAATTCGAATACGAACTACCGTTAGCACTTACGGAACCCGCTGTTGGAACCGGTGTTGTGCATTCCGATATTCAGGTGACAGGTGCTATAAGTATCGATAGAGCCATCGATATGTATACCAAGCAGGACATGCAGGAGTCCCTATGGGCTTTTGTAGTGTTAGGTGACACGATTGCCTCAAAAGATAGAAACACGAAAAATGATGCAACTACCTCTGCAGCACCAGGCAGTGATAGGCGCCAACAGATTTATCAGACATTTTCAGTATATGTTTTTAAGCCAACAACAGAGGACACATCCGGACGTGAGTCCCGCGACGATATGGAAGATGTGATGGTAGCCTTATTTAAATCACTTCTCTATTGGTCGGCGCCTTCTGGATTGTTAAGTCAAAATGGAATGGGTGTTGTTTTTGTCAGTCATGGTTTTGAGCAATACAACACAGCTTTTTATGTTCATGAATTTCAGTTTCAATTGCTTTCGGAAGTTACAAGAAATGATACAATAGACCCAGACTTTAATGTGGCTTTTCGAGATATCAGCCTGACTATGCAAACGTCTTTTGGAACGGAACAACTAACCGCAGATATCGATCTAGACGATGTGCCCCTACCATAGGTGAATTATGAAAGATCACTTGAAAATAAAGATTAATACAAGATTCGGGAAATTCATTCCTGGAACCATTATCAACGTTCGTCACAACAATGGTATTCCGTTGGATAAATACTGGAGAGATCGCGTTCGAGACTCTCAAGTAGATAATTGTGTGACAGTAATTCAGCCAGCGGAGAAGAAACAACCCGCTAAAGAAAAAATCAACAAAGAGGTTTAAACAATGACTATAGTTGCCCAGCCGTCAACGACGGTAAATATTACAAGTGCAGTCACTGAGGTGGCCAACCAAGCTCAAAAGTTACTGTTTGTCGGCCAGATGACATCCGCAGGAACAGCGACTGATGGGGCTCTTGTTTCAGGAATACAGAATGATAATTCTTGGGATACGCTCTTTGGAATTGATTCCCAGTTAGCCGCGATGATCAGAAGCGCTCGTCTTTTGAATGATCAATCTCAGTTTGATGCGATTGCATTGGATGATGCGAGCGGTACTGCCGCGACAGGCACAATAACGGTTACGGGTACTGCGACAGCAGATGGCACTTTTACCGTAACCATTGGGAGTCAGCAGAATCACACTGTGACAGTTGCAGTCACAAGCGCTGACGTTCTTGCTACAGTTGCAACGGCAATAGCCGCAGCGGTCAATGCTGATGCCACTATGCCTGTTACCGCGGTTCCCGCGGCCGGCGTGGTTACCTTCACAGCTGTTAACGTTGGCACTTACGGCAACACACTCGGTATCGAAGTGGTGGGTGAAGTTGCTGGCATTACTAACGCCGTTGTCGGTATGGCATCGGGAGCTACTGATCCAACACTAACCGGTGTTTTTGATGTTGTCGGTGATGTGCGCTATCAAGGCATTGTGTGGCCTTATGCTGACGATACCAGTGAAGTGAGAACGTTCCTGGATGCGCGTTTTAATGTCGTTAATGATGTATTGGACGGTGTAGCGTTCACATCAAAAACTGACACACTGGCGAATCTGCAATCCACTTATAGTGCGTTGAACAGTCAGTCCCTCCTTGTTATTGGAGATGAACTCACCAATGAAACGCTGCTCAAACAAGCACCTTCAGTATTTGAAATTCCGGCTGTTAAAGCGTCTGAATTTGCAGCTATTCGTGCATTGAGACTGACAGTCGGTTCTAGTTTGTCTCAATTTCTAGCGGGGGAAGTGGGTCTTGATAGTTTTGGTGGACCTGCACTTGCATCTAGGCCTTATTTCAATACGCCTTTTCCAAATATCCCAGTATCAGTTCAAGGGCGTGGCTTTACCAAAGTGGAGATTGAATCTTTGTTTGATGATGGTGTATCTGTCATGGGCAATAATCGTTCAAACCTTAACATCATTATGGGTGAGGCGGTTACAACCTATAAAACGGATACGGCCGGCAATCCTGATCAGGCGTTTAAGTTTTTAAACTTTGTCGATACGGCATCCGGCGCACGTGAATTTTTTGTTAATAATCTAAATTCTCGCTTTGCTCAAACCCGATTAACTGAAGGTGATTTAGTGCCTGGTCGCCCTATGGCCAACGCACAGTTGATTCTGTCAACATTGACTGAATTTTATACAACCCTTTCAGGTCCCGAGTTTTCACTGACTCAAAGTGGTGAGAGCGCTAGAACCACATTTGTTTCAAATACCAGCGTAACAGTGGATTTGGCACTGGGACTCGTAACCATTCTTATGGATAGTGTGCCTCTAGTCAGTCAACTTCGTACTTTTAACGCAACAATGCGTATTACATTTTCATCTAACGGATAATATGAGGAGATAATCATGGCCGTTGTTTTTGCAAACCCACAAGTGGTTGTGAACAATATCGCTCTGGCAATAAAGCCAAACAGTCTGAGTTTTACTGAAGGCTTCGGCGAGCAGATTGTTCGTGCTGCGTCAGCAGGTGGCGCTCAGATTGAACAAATATTAGCCGATAATGTTGAGGATAATTTTTCTGAAGTGAAATTTGCTTTAGATCCAATTGAATCTAATATTACCAATGCTAGAATTTGGAAAGCACAACCTGGTCAGAATGTTGTATCAGTAACCGCGACAGCTACAGAGGGAACGGTGACGACTACATTTAGCCGGACATTTTTGAAGGCGACCATTACGAATAACTATGAAGTCCCATTAGGTGCTGATACACAGATTGATTTGGAGTGGAAATCCAGCCCTGCACAATAGTATTTTTCATTAATTAATTGCTGAGAGGTCTGCAATGAATACCGAGTTTCAATTTGAACTGAGTAAACCATTAAAATATCATTCTGGTGGCGAAGAAATTGAGGGTAATTTTATTACACTTTATGCGCCATCAAAAAAACAGATGAAGAATAATGTGGCTCTTAAGGAGGCCTTTTTTAAGGCCGTATCATCTCAAGAAGGTGACGCCTCTACTGAAAATAAAGCTTCAGAAAAGGTAGAGCTTAATGGACTTGATGTTATTGATATGATGTATATAACAGGAGTTCCTATGCACACTGTATTATTGAGTGCTACGGAATTATTCAAATCCGGCGTTGCTAAAATTGACGGTTCTGTAGGTTTGACGCAACCTATACTAGACGACATCGATCAGGATGACTTGGAAGCGATGACAGGAGAGTATATGGTAAATTTTACGATTGCTTCTTTCTTGAAACGTCGGGAAATCTAGAAAGTTATTTTCTCAACATAGTCCGCTTCTTTAAGGGTGGTGTCCAGTATGACAGTCTGGAAGATAAACCAATCCCTGAAGTTGTTAAAATGAGCGAAGAAGCGGAAAAGATTGCTCGGGCTGAAAAGCAAGAGGCTGACAGGGCAAGAAATCGATAGGTTGAAAAGATATGGCTTTTAATGTTAGTTACATATTTCAAGCACGCGACCAATTTTCCGGTGTGGCAGATAAAGTCAAACGCTCAATGGATGGTGTCCGTAAAAAAACTAAAGCTGTCGGGCGCCAGCTTGATACTGTTGGCCGTAAATTTGTAACCAACTTCAAAACCAAAGCCGGTTCCGCACTGAGGTCTGCAAAACTCAGACTGGATGGTTTATCTGTTAGCGCGAAAAAATTAAGCAAAAACCTGCGCGCCGTAGGTGCAAAGTTCACTGCTATAGCGACATTACCAATAGCATTGTTTACAAAATCCTTTATTACTGCTGCATCGAATGCCGAAGAGACACGTTCTAAATTTAATACCGTGTTCAGCGGTATACGATCACAGGCAGATATGACGGCAGATAATCTTGCGAAAAATTTTGGGTTATCGGGTACAAAAGCTCGTGAATTAATTGGCGACACTGGGGATCTGCTAACTGGATTTGGTTTCACCCAGGAAAAAGCACTGGGGCTTGCAAATGAAGTTAATAAGTTAGCCGTTGATTTGGCTTCATTTACAAACTTTTCAGGTGGAGCAGAAGGCGCTAGCCGAGCACTCACAAAAGCATTACTCGGTGAGAGGGAGTCAATAAAGTCGCTGGGTATTTCTATTTTGGAAGAAGATGTAAAGGCTAGGGTAAAGCAGCTAGTCCTTGTTGATAAAATGAAATTTGCAACAGAGAGACAAGCCAAAGCATTCGCAACTTTACAGCTTGCACAGCAGCAATCAAAGAATGCTATAGGTGATTTTAATCGGACGAGTGAAAGCTATGCAAACAAAGTTCGAATTATGGAAGCTAGAACTCAGGATTTAAGGGAATCATTTGGAAATATTTTACTGCCGATAGCGGTTAAAGTTGTAGAGGCTTTAACCTCTCTGACCCAGAAATTCACAAATTTAGCTCCGGTTACAAAAAAGATTATTTTAGTAGTTGCAGGCTTGATAGCCGTAGTGGGTCCGTTGTTATTATTAATAGCGGGGATAGCAGCAGCAGTTCCATTTATGATTACCGGCCTATCAGCTATAGGAGTGGCAATAACAGGAATAACGGGAGCTGTAACCTTTGCGATTGGAAGTCTATCAGCTATAGGAGCGGCTTTAACAGGGTTGATCACAGGAGGTGTTCCCTTTGTGGTTGCAGGTATGTCAACTATAGGAGCAGCACTTGCCGTTGTGTTGAGCCCTATTGGACTAATTGTAATCGCTATTACGGCACTCGCTTTTGTTGTTTTTAAAAACTTCGATGCGATAAAATCATTTATTACTGATGCGATAGATTTCATTGTCAGCAAATTTAATTCGCTCATAAATATTTTCAAAAATTCCACGATTGGTAAGGCTTTAATAGATGCCGGTTCTGCTATAATCGATATGTGGTCTTCGGTATTCGGCTTTTTCGGTGCAGTATTTTCAGCAATAGCATTTGTTGTAGTGTCGGCATTCAATGCTATGTCAGCAGCGGCTATGGCAGCATTCAGTTTTATAATGGAGATATTCATAAATCCATTGATCTCTGCATTTCAATTTGTTGCCAATATTTTATTAAAAATACTATCACCTGTAGTCGGTTTTCTAGAAGGTGTACTAAGTAGCGTAGTGAGTAAAATAGAAGCCGTTCTCGGTACGGTAGCTAATGTAGCCAGATTTATAGGTTCAATTTTTGACACGGCTACTGATAAAGTAAAGGGATTTTCGGCTGCTAAAGTTCCTCCTATTCCGGTGGTCGATTTAGCTGCCAAAAGGTCTGCTGCTGAAAGTCTTTTGGGCGTTCAGGGCCGCGCGGTATCAGAAACGGTTGCTGCGAATGAGGAGCTTACAGCTTCACAATCAGCGAGTGCTACAATTGATATGAACATTAGGGCACCCGATGGTACTGTTGAATCCGTCCGAACACAGCGTAAGGGTAATCCAGGCGCTATGGATCTCGGCGTTAATATGGTGAGTGCTGCATAGTGGCCTTAATAGACGAACTTTTCGCGGCATCCTATAAGGGTGCGCCTTTCCTGGTGAACAGAGTCAGCACCAGCGGTGGTCGTAAAACTGTGCAGCATGAATTCCCGAATTCTAATATCCAGGTAATAGAGGATTTGGGTTTATCCCCTCGAGAATACAGAATCAGTGCCATTATTGCTGAGCCAGCCTATATTCAAAAGCGAGACACTTTATTAAGAGCCCTGGAAGAAGGTGGAAGGGGTGTTCTGATTCATCCATTTTATGGAAGAATAGAAAATGTAGTGGCCAGAACATTCACACTCAATGAGGATGTTTCGCGTCTTGGCGATACAGTTGTCGATATTGTCTTTTCGCCATCAGAAACCGACGGCTTACCAACACAATCTATAAATACTGTGAGTCAGGTATCATCGTTATCAACTACAGTAAGCGATAATATTGTCTCTGATATTGCCGAAGAATTTAATGTGACAACTTCTTTCCAGGGGAATTTCGCAGCAGCGTCAACTAAACTCAATGATATTGCTGATGCATTCGAGGTAAATTCGAAATTGTTGACCGTGAATCCCGATCAGACTAATACCTTTACGAGCCTAGTTGACAATTTTCGGTCGTCAATTAGCAAACAGATAGGTGATCCACCAGCTTTGGCTGCTGATCTTCAGACAATATTTATTGAATTTCCAAAGCTTTATACAACTGCCAGTCAACAAACCGATTCATTGGCGCTGTTTTTTGATTTTGGTGATAGTGATATTGCCATTAATCCCACAACAGCAGGACTCGTGGAGAGAAAGCAGAACAATGATGTGTTAAATAATGCTGTAAAGGGATTTGCGCTTTCAGAAGCCTATGTTTCTTCAGCGCAGATCGATTTTACCACAGTGGATGAAGTCGAAAGTACCGCAGACACACTTGAGTTGGCTTTTCAATCTATTAAATTTGCATCGGGGCTAGGATGACAGCATTAACCAACACGACAATAAATTCTCTAGAAGATTTGAGATCAGTCAGTCAAGAGTTTTTTGACGGCCAGAAAGTGACTGCGAAACAGATCATTAATGTACAGACACAGGAATTGCCTGCGCGTATTATTGCCTTTCAATACTATGGTAGCTCAGAGATAGGGGCTAATATTGCTGCTCTTAACGGTGAGATTAACGTTTCCAATCTCGTAGGAAACATTGATATTTTAACGGCCTAACATGGAACTTGAAGTTAACGGTATACAGTACGGAAGATTTACATCAGCATCTGCTGTGATATCGCTGGATACGATTGCCAGGGGGTTTTCATTTACTGCCGTATCTACAGACGGCTTGTCCTTACCCTTTAAAGGCGGTGAAGCCTGCAGGGTAATTGTTGATGGAACACCCGTTATTGACGGTTTCATTGAAGTGGTTAATGTTGATTATGACGCTAAGAGTCATACTATAACGGTTGAAGGCAGAGGCAAGACAGGTGATCTTATTGATTCATCACTGGCCGGTAAGGAGATAAATCCACCGATTTCCTTAAAAAAGATTATTGAAGATGTAATAGCTGAAATTGGTCTAGATATTGCCGTCATTGATAATACCGCAATAGAAGATTTCAACGAGGCTGAAGATAAATTGGGACCTGCAGTCGGTGAGAATGCATTTAAATTTATAGAGAGACTGGCCAGAAAGCGGCAGGTTTTATTAACATCCAATGGTGATAGCGATGTCGTTATTACTCGGTCAGAACCCGATGAAATTTTTGTTAATTTACAGAATGTTGTTCAAAGCAATGAAAATAATATTATATCGAGTTCGGTAAGTTACGATCGAACAAAACGTTTTCGGGACTACCTTGTAAAGTCCCAACAAAACACTTCTTCCTTGGTTTTCAGCGGAAATGTAGACCTCTCAGACGTTGTTGAACAGGGAGGAAGTGCTCTTGATGATGAGGTGAGAGCGGGTCGTCAGTTGGTCATAAAAGCGGAGAAGGCTTCAAGCAATGACCAGGCGACTGAACGGGCTATTTGGGAGGCTAATATCAGGCGTACGCGTAGTCAGGTCTATTCAGCAACGGTTAATGAATACAGAACCAAAGCGGGTGAACTTTGGTCCACCAACAAGTTGGTCACTATTAGGGATGAATTTGCCGATATCAACGCTAGAATGTTGATTAATTCCATAGAGTTTGGATTTGGGGTTTCTACAGGGCGGCAGACTGTACTGGGATTCGTTGATAAAAACGCTTATAAAGTTGAAATCAGCGAGCCTCAACCCGTTGACAACGTGGGTAATAATTTATTTGGGAGTTCAGCATGATTGAATTTGCCAGAAATATGATTAAGCGCGCTGTTATTACGTTGGGAGGTGATGACGATAAAGATATACCGATCCAGCAATTAAGTTACAACGGAAAAGTTGCGGATGCTGAGATAATCTTTCCCTATGGCGTTCATGCCAATCTAAGCGCTAATAACAACACGTTGTGCATTGTATTCGCTGTAGAGGGTCAAGAAGATTACCGTGCAGCCATGGGCTATACACCGAGTCTGAGACCCAAACCTTTGGAAGAGGGCGAAGTAGTTTTTTATCACCCATTAACACAAAGCAAGATACAGTTTAGAAATAATGGGGATATTGATATTGATGTTACCGGTGAAAACGGTGATCTGAATGCGACCATTAAGAAAGATTTAAATATCATTATAGGTGGAGATGCTAATATTGCTGTGACAGGTACCGCTACAGTAACGGCACCTACTACGAATTGGACAGGGGATATAAACCTGGATGGCGATTTAGTGGTGACAGGTACCAGTACAGCGGATGATCATCTTAGCGATGGCATCAGTGGGAAATCACATACACACGGCGGCGTCGAAACAGGCGCGGGAAGTACTGGAGTTCCTCAATGACTATCAACGCAACAACAGACGCAGTATTAAGCAGAACAGAAACGGCCAAATGGGATCTTACTATTGATTCTACAGGCGACATACTGACGGCTGATTTTTTTGACACCGCGTTATTGATGAGTCTTTACACTGAGAAAAGGGCTAGTGAATCTGAGGTTTCTGAGTCAAGATTTCGCCGAGGGTGGATAGGCAATGAATCATTTGTGGATGGTTTTGAGATTGGATCAAAGATATGGCTGTTCGAACAGTCTAGGCTCAATCGTGATACACTTAATGGCATAACATCTGCAGCCATTGAAGGTCTGCAATGGTTTTTAAACAGGGGATTTGCCATTAATCTGGCGGTCGACACTGTATTACTTAAAGGCATAGTTACTCTTCAAGTTGATATATTTCGTCCCAATTCAAAGGTTGACCGTCGATTTTTTAGATTGTGGGATGGCAGTGGTGTAACGAGTTCAGAGGATTAAACAATGGGTCTTGATTTACCACAAAATGCTGACGAGGTTGTTCAAAGGTCAAAAACTGATGTGCAGCGTGATCTTGCAGAATCCAATCCATTTTTAGAGAATAGCTGGCTCGGTGCTTTGGTTACTGCAGCAGCTAACAGGATTTTTGATTTCTACATACAGCTTCAGGAAGCTATAAATCTTAATTTCCCCGATACAACAACGGGAGATTTTTTAGATCGATGGGCTTCGATTTATGGAGTTTCAAGGGCAGCAGCTACGCAATCGACTGGTAATATCGCAGCCACGGGGACAGCAACAACTGTTATCCCAATATCAACTAGCTATCAATCAAGTGATGGTTTGACGTATACCACTACAGCTGCGGCAACGATAACGGCACAAAGTCTTTCTGTGGCTTTAATTATTAGGAGCGGCAGTATTGCGACAGTCACTACGACAGTTGATCATGAAATCGCGTCTAATGTGCCCGTCACCATTTCAGGTGCTGAGCAAGCGGAATATAACGGGGTTCAGGAGATAACCGTTACTGCTGCGAATGAATTTATATTTACAGTGAGTGGAACGCCGGTAACCCCTGCGAGCGGCACTATTCTGGCAGGTTTTACTACTGCGAGTGTACCTGTCCAAAGTGTTGATTTTGAAACAACTGAAAAAACAGTCAATCAATCACTCGATGCTGCTTTAACGCTGGGTTCTCCTATAGCGGGTGTTGACAATGAGGCCTTTGTGGATTTCGGAACGCTGGATGGTGGCGTCTCGCAGGAATCAGATTCGGACTTAAGAACCAGATTATTAAATCGTATTCAAAACCCCGTCGCACACTTCAGTGTTTCGGACATTGAGAGTCAGGCAAAGCTGATAGCAGGCGTAACTAGAGTATTTGTTCAATCTGTTACACCATCAGTAGGTCAGGTTACCATTTATTTTATGCGTGATAATGACGCTGACCCCATACCCGATGCGTCTGAAGTTGCAACAGTCAAAGATAAAATATTGGAAATTAAACCCGCCAATACGGCAGATGGTGACGTGATTGTGAATGCGCCGATTGCAGCACCGATTGTTTTCGGTTTCACGTCAATCACACCTGATACGACTACAATGCAAAGTGCCATCACTGCTTCATTAGAACAATTTTTTGAAGAAGTTCCTGAAGTAGGGGTTGATGTAGATGAGGATAAATATCGGTCAGCCATTATTAGTACAATCGATACTGATACAGGTAGTCAGCTACAAACATTTACCCTTAGTACGCCCATCGGAGATATTGCTGTCAATGAAGGCGGAATAGCAACACTAGCATCGGTAAGTTTCTAATGAGCGATTTGATAGTAAGGCATACTAAAACAGAGGCAATAGACTCTTTAGCAGCCTATTTGCCTGGTGGTGAATTGTTCGATTCAGCCTATATTCCGGGTACTAATTTTAATGCGTTGCTTGCTGGATTGTCAGGCGAGTTGTTACGTGCAGAAAACTTCTTGTTTTTGTATAACAGCGAGTTCATACCCGACGAGACGACTGTTTTTATTGAAGAATGGGAGTCTGCAGTTGGAATTCCTGACGATTGCTTCTCAATTGATGAAGACGCGACTAATGAAGAGCGTCGAACAAATATCTTAGTAAAGTTGGCATCACTGGGCGTGCAAACGGGGGCTGATTTTGTGAATTTAGCCACGATTTTAGGTTTTACAGGTGTTGAGGTTTTGCCTGGTGTGGGTTCTGATGGTGAATCTGTTGGAAATGGACAATTTAATGAGGTCACTTTTTCCGGTAATTCCTTTGATGTCAGTTCTCAGGCGACAAACCCGACTGGCATCATATTTAATGATGATGGCCTAAAGATATTTGTCAGTAGCAATGATCCTGACGGTGTTTTCGAATACGATCTGACAACGGCTTATAGTATAGCATCAGGCGTGAGCTATTCCGGTAATTTCTTTAGTTTCCCTCAGGATTCAGCCCCACTAGGCATTGCATTTAATAATAATGGCCTGAAGATGTTTATGGTTGGGAATACTACTGACACTGTTTACGAATACAATCTGACAACGGCTTATAGTATAGCATCAGGCATGAGCTATTCCGGTAATTCCTTTAATGTCAACTCTGAGGAGCCAACCCCGACTAGCGTCATATTTAATAATAATGGCCTGAAGATGTTTGTTGTTGGGAATACTGACGCTGTTTACGAATACGATCTGACAACGGCTTATAGTCTAGCATCGGGCGTGAGCTATTCCGGTAATTCCTTTGATGCCAGCTCTGAACTGGCAGGCGCGACTGGCATCACATTTAATAATAATGGCCTGAAGCTATTCATTATTGCGAATACTTCAGATGCTGTTTACGAATACAATCTGACAACGGCGTATAGTCTGGAATCGGGCGTGAGCTTTTCCTGCAAATCCTTTAGTGTCGTTACTCAGGAGCCAGTCTCGACTAGCGTCATGTTTAATGATGATGGCCTGAAGATGTTTATTGTTGGGGTTTCCGCTGACACTATTTTCGAATACGATCTGACAACGCCGTATGGTCTGCCAACGACTTCTGTTGATTGGACGCTAGGAACTGGTTGGACAATATCCGATGGCAGTGCCAACCATATAGCGGGTACCACTGGCAGTTTATCTCAGGATATTTCGGCTATTACTGGAATGCTTTATGCTGTTACTTATGATGTTGAAAACCTTGTTTCAGGGTCAGTGAAAGCCAACATTGGTGGTACTGATGGTGCTACCAGAACTGCCAATGGATCTTATTCAGAAGTGATTGAATCTGGTGACGTATTTCCGTTAATTTTCCCTTACGAATTTAAGACGAATGATCCACTATTTAGAATCATAGCCGATGATTCGTTCGAGGGTTCTGTAAACAAT